TATGACGAAGTATACAGAAGATGGCACTAAAATACTTGAGCAAATCTTACCATTCTTTAAGCCAGATGTAACTGTTAGTGTTAAGATGATCGATTCAATGGACTTTTATGTAGATATTCCTGTTGTATTACAGAGTGTGACTACAGAAGACAGCTATGAAGGAGACTTTGAAAGCCGGAGAGTGCTAACATGGACGTTAAACTTTCAAATGAAGGCGTTCTTCTTTGGACCGGTCACAAATAAGAAGATGATTAAGTTCGTTGACAATAACATATATACTAGTACAACTGCAACTGTAGCAGAAGAACAAGTGAACGTGCAACCAGGATTGACCAGTGTTGGTCAACCTACTACGAAGATTGCGGACACTGTNCCATATTCAGATATTAACATTGATGACGATTGGGCAGGTATCGTACAAATATTGGATGCTTAACATGATAAAAGATGAAATTAGTAATAGCTTGGGTCTTGAGCCCATAGAAAATTTGAGTGAAGGTGATTTAGTAGTTCCTAAGAAGAATGAAATTGCTGAACTAAGACCTGTCAACGATAAAGTTGAGAAGGACTATGACTACGCACGAACAAATTTCTATAACATCATTGAAACAGGCACAGAAGCACTAGANCAAATGCTAGATGTTGCAAANGCATCNGAGCATCCACGTGCTTATGAGGTAGTGTCCACNATTATGAAGACACTCGTAGATGCGAACAAAGATTTAGTAACAATGTCTACTAAGAAGCAAGAGAGCGAAGAAGAGAAGAATCCGACTGAGAAAACAGTGAGTAATAATAATCTTTTTGTGGGATCTACTGCTGAACTCCAACAACTCTTAAAGGACATGAGAAGCAGTGAGTAGCATTCAAGCAAAAGGTTACAACGGTAACGTTAATCTAAAGCGTAAGGGAACAGATGTAGAATTCTCCCAAGAGATGATATCTGAATTTCTGAAATGCGCTAAAGATCCTATATACTTCTCAGAGAAATATATTCAAATCGTACACGTTGATCATGGTCTTATACCAATCAAAATGTATGACTACCAAAAAGAGATATGTACAGCAATTACTGAAAACAGACGGGTTACAGTTAACACCTCTCGACAGGCTGGTAAGACCACTACAGCCGTTGCAGTAATCTTGCACTATATCATCTTTAACGACTTTAAAACTGTTGCANTACTTGCAAACAAAGGCGATGCGGCACGTGAAATCTTAGATAGAATCAAAATTGCATACGAAGCACTCCCAGCTTGGCTACAACAGGGCGTTATCGAATGGAACAAAGGTTCTGTTGAGTTTGAAAATGGATGTAAGATCATTGCTGGTTCTACATCATCTAGTGCTATTCGTGGTAAATCTATATCATTCTTGTATATCGATGAGACTGCATTCGTAGAGAACTGGGATGAGTTCTTTGCTTCTGTTTTTCCAACGATTTCGTCTGGTAATACCACCAAAATTCTTTTCACTTCTACACCTAACGGACTGAATCACTTCTATAAAACTTGTGTTGGCGCACAAGAAGATAGGAATGGTTACATTTACGTTGAAGTACCTTGGAACAAAGTTCCTGGTCGTGATGACAAATGGAAAAAAGAAACTCTTGCGGCTATGGACTTTGATCAACAAAAGTTCTCGCAAGAATTTGAATGTGCTTTCTTAGGTTCCTCTGGAACATTGATTGAAGGCTCAAAGCTTAAAACTATGGTTGATTTGACACCTGTTGCTCAGACCCAAACAGTAAAAGTCTACGAACAGCCTCAACAAGGACACGTGTACTGTTGTATTGTAGACGTATCGAGAGGTAAGGGTCTAGACTATTCTGCATTCCAGATCATTGATGTCACTGAAATGCCTTACAAACAAGTATGCGTTTATAGAGACAATAATATCACGCCTATCGACTACGCTGAAATCATATATAGAAGTATAGAGAGATATAACGAAGCTTATACTCTGATAGAGGTAAATGACATTGGCGAACAAGTATCAGAAGTATTGCATTATGAATTCGAGGTTGATACGCTAATGTTTACTGAGTCGGCAGGAAGGGCGGGAAAAAGACTATCTACAGGGTTCTCAAAAAATTCTGATAAAGGAATTAGAACCACTAAAAATGTGAAGTCTATAGGCTGTAATATGCTTAAAATGTTGATTGAGCAAGATCAGTTAATAATAAATGACTTCCAAACAATAAATGAACTTTCAACATTCTCCAGACGTGGTAATTCTTATGAAGCGGAATCTGGAGCCCACGATGATTTAGTTATGTGTCTAGTGTTATTCGGATGGATGACCGATCAAGCGTTTTTCAAAGAAGTCACAGACATAAATACTATCGATAAACTCAGATCAAGGAACGAGGAAGAACTTATGGAAAGCCTTCTACCAATTGGTTTTAATACTTATGACGAGGATATCCTTGAAGAGGAACAGTTAGGATCAGCACGATGGTTAAACTACTAAATTGCTGTTTTTATAAATATAGAAATAAAGAAGTTTATAACTTACAAAATAAACAAGGAGAAATGAGAAATGGCTTTTCAAACAAGTCCAGGCGTTAATATCAGCGAAATCGACCTAACAAATGTCGTCCCAGCTGTAGCAACAACTGAAGGCGCTATCGCAGGTGTTTTCCGTTGGGGTCCAGAAGATCAACGTATCCTAGTAACATCAGAGCAAGACTTAGCTAATCGCTTTGGCAAGCCTGCTTCTTACTACACAGACGGTAATCTAACTACACTGTGGTCAAACCATGAAACTTGGTTTTCTGCCGCAAACTTTTTATCGTATAGTGATGCACTGTACGTAACACGTGTAACAGATTCAACAGCAGTTGCTGCCTCTGGTACAAACTTTAGTGCAAAGTATAAAGGTGTACTAGGCAATTCTATTGAAGTATCACATTGTGTTGGTAGTTCTAATATGGGAGCTACTGCCAGAACACAAGCATTATCTATTACAGCATACGGTACAACAGGTATCATTAACTCGATGACCTTATCCAATGACGCAGATTACTTGAGCGTAGGCGATGTAATCGTCCTATCAGACGGTCAAGAGTTGATCGTCACAGCATTTGCAGCCGCAGAAGCGGATGCTGTCGATGCTTCTAAGTTCCAAAGAACTGTTACTTTTGGATCTCGATACAATCCTGCTACCGGCGCTGACTATGCCACAACATTCTCAACGCAGTGGGGAGACGCATCACTATTTGATCAAGCTCCATCATCTGCAACAAGAATGCACGTAGTTGTAAGAGATGCAGACGGAAAGATTTCAGGTACTAAAGGAGCTATCTTAGAAAGATTTGAAGATATTGATACCAGCTCAACTGCAATTGCCGCTGATGGTTCAACTAACTTCTCTGTAGACGTATTCGAAAATCGATCTGATTGGATTAAATGTACTGCACCTCAAGCAGTGCTACAGGCAGCCTTAACTTACGGCAAAGCAATTCTTACTTCAGGCGCTGACGGTCTTGANGAAGTTAGTATCACTGTAGGTGACGTTATCAGTGGATACAACTTGTATACTGATCCAGCAGACGTTGACGTTTCGCTTATCATTCAAGGTAAAGCTAAGGGAACAACTCTTGCTAACCACATTATTAACAATGTATGTGAAACTCGTAAAGACTGTATCGCATGTATCTCACCAGAATTGACTGATCTTACCGTAGCTAATATGGTTGATTTCGCAAACGGTCTAACAGCATCTACTTTTGCAGTCATTGACAGCGGATATAAATATCAGTATGACAAGTACTCAGATGTATATCGTTGGATTCCTCTGAATGCTGATATTGCTGGTCTTTGTGCTAGAACAGATGACGTAAGAGATCCTTGGTTCTCACCTGCTGGTTATAGCAGAGGAAACGTTAAGAATGTTGTTAAGTTGCAGTTGAATCCTGCTAAAGCGCAGAGAGATGTTCTGTATAAGAGCAAGATTAACCCAGTCATCACACAGCCAGGACAAGGCACAATCTTGTTTGGCGATAAGACAAATGCTCCTACTACATCTGCATTTGATCGAATTAACGTGCGTAGACTGTTTATCGTACTAGAGAAAGCAATCGGTGTAGCCGCTAAGTCTACATTGTTTGAGTTCAACGATGACTTTACGAGAGCCCAGTTCAAGAACCTAGTTGAGCCTTTCTTGCGAGATGTTCAAGGTAGACGTGGTATCTATGACTTTAGAGTTGTTTGTGACGAAACTAACAACACCTCAAACGTCATTGATAGTAACCAATTTGTTGGCGANATCTATATCAAGCCAGCACGTTCTATCAACTTCATTCAGCTTAACTTTGTAGCCGTTAGATCGGGCGTAGAGTTTTCTGAAGTAGTAGGTCAGTTTTAATAAATATTAATCAAAGGAGATATGAATAATGGCTTTCAACATTAATGAAATTAAAAGCCAACTGACCTTCGGGGGTGCTAAAGCATCGCTATTTCAAGTACAGATTACAAACCCTGTAAATGCAATAGCCGATCTTAAAACACCTTTCATGGTACAGGCGGCAGCAATTCCAGAGAGTACTCTGGGCACAATCGAGATCCCGTATTTCGGTCGTAAAGTAAAAATCGCAGGTGACAGGACATTCGCTGAATGGACTGTTACTATCATGAATGATGAAGACTTCCTAATTCGCAATGCGATGGAAAACTGGATGGCTTCAATCAATGCACACGAAGGTAATACACGACAGTTAGCAACAGCGGCGAGTTCAGAGTATAAGTCACAAGCACAGATTACTCAGTACTCAAAAACTGGTGTACCGTTGAGAACGTATAACTTTAATGGTCTGTTCCCAACAGCAGTTGCTTCAATTGCTATGGACTGGAACACTACGGACGACATTGAAAGATTTGATGTGACATTCCAATATGATTGGTGGAACGTTGATGGTGGCATTACTGGCACCGGCGGCACCAACGCTTAATTGGACAATAATTAGGGGAGAGAGTTTTTCTCTCCCTCTATTAGAGGATTAACTATGGATTTATTTGGATTTGAAATAAAGAGGAAGCAGGATGAGAATGATAACATTCCATCTTTTGTAACACCTCAAACGGATGACGGCGCTGTAAATATCGCCGCAACAGGTACTGGGATCAGTACATTTTTGGATATGGACGGCACTGCTAAATCAGAAGCAGAGCTGGTACAGAAATATAGAACTATGTTGCAACAGCCTGAAGTTTCTCAAGCTGTTGATGATGTCGTTAATGAAGCTATATCAGTAACAAACGACCAGAAAGTGGTCGAATGTGTTACAGATGATTTAGATCAACCTGACAACATTAAGAAGAAGATTAGAGAAGAGTTCGATGGAATTCTTAAACTACTAGACTTCTCTAACACTGGCTATGAGACATTTCAGAAGTGGTACGTTGACGGAAGAGTTAACTATCACGTTATGATAGACATTAAAGCTCCTAAAAAGGGCATACAAGAATTAAGATATATTGATCCTCGCAAGATCAGAAAAGTTCGTGAGTACAAGAACGAGAAAATTGGACAAAACGACAACCAAGCTATTGCGAAGAAGATTAAAAATGAATACTTCATTTTTAGCGAAAAAGGATTCAATAATATCAGTGGCAGTAAGCCACAAAGTTTCGCTGACGGCAGTACTCAAGGTGGAATGGCAGGACTTAAGATTGCAAAAGATTCAATCGTTTCTGCTAACTCCGGTCTAGTTAATGAGAACAGTACGTTAGTATTATCACATTTACATAAGGCTTACAAGCCTTTAAACCAACTGCGAATGATGGAAGATGCAGTTGTTATTTACAGAATTTCAAGAGCGCCTGAAAGACGTATCTTTTATATTGACGTAGGTAATTTGCCTAAGATGAAGGCAGAACAATATCTACGTGATATGATGACTAAACATAAAAATCGTGTCGTATATGATATGGCAACAGGCGATGTTAAAGATGATCGTAGGCATATGTCTATGACTGATGATTTTTGGTTACCAAGACGTGAAGGCGGTAGAGGGACAGAGATCACAACTTTACCAGGCGGTCAGAATTTGGGCGAACTTGATGACGTTTTGTACTTTCAGAAACGTCTATATAAATCATTGAACGTTCCTATCTCAAGAATGGAATCTGACGCAGGCTTTTCATTAGGCAGAGCATCAGAAATATCTAGAGATGAGATCAAGTTTAGTAAATTTATCGGAAGATTGAGAGCAAGATTCTCTACATTATTCGACAAGTTACTAGAGAAGCAGTTAATTTTGAAAGGAGTTATTGCTCCTGAAGATTGGAATAAAATTCAATCTAATCTCCGATATGACTTCATGAGTGATAATCACTTTGAAGAATTGAAAACAAGTGAGATTTTGAGAGAGCGACTAGGTCTTCTGAGAGATATTGATGAGTATACAGGTAAATACTACTCAACAAATTGGGTACGTAAGAATGTACTATATATGAATGAAGACGAAATTGAAAAAATGGGTCAAGACATCGAAGATGAAGAAAAAGCATCTGAAGATGGCGAAGATTCTGATTCAAATATGGATTTTGGCGCAGAACATAAGATCCAATAGACTAGTTGTAAAAGAATATAAATAAGTTATATAAAAGAAGGAGATAGTAATGAGCGTGAAAGAATTGATTAGACATGCAATCGAAAAAGATGCAACTGGGTTTGAATCTAAGTTCGATGATATTATGGCAGACAAAATGACATCTGCTATCGAAACAAAATATGCTGATATGTTTGGCGCAAGCGAAGTAGAAGTTGAAGAGACTGAAGCTGTCGATGACGTAGAAGCAGAAACAAACGAAGAGTAAGGGGCAACAATGAAAAGCTTTAAGGAAATGCTTGCTGAGACTACAGACAAACCAAAGTCTCCAGACGAGCAGAATTTTTTAGACAAACATATCGTTGACAAGCGTGATCATCCTGTCGCACCTGATGACCAGTTCTCAGGTGAAATTAAAGGCAAGAAGAAAAAGAAGCGTGAGGCGGATCGTGAAGAGGGTCAAGATAAGCAAGTCTATGAAGAGACTGAAGCTGAAGAAGTAATTGTCGAAGGCGTCCTCGCAGATTTGGCAACTATTGTCAAAAAGAAGTCTATCGGACAGATCAAGTTTAAAGACGGAAAGAAGCAGAAGGTTGACTTAACAACAGCATCGATGATCTTATCTATGCATAAGCAACTGAATGGATCAAATAAAAAGAAGATTGAAGGCATGCTAGATGACAGTAAGAAGTTTATGCAGATCGTTCAATTCGCAATGACGGCAGGTAAATAGACATGTCATTACTAATTAAAGAAATCGTTGAAGACGTACAATATATCTCGGAAGACATTCTTAACGAAGAAGGCGAGAAAACAGGCAAAAACTATTTCATTGAAGGTGTTATCATGCAAGGTGACATTAAAAATAGAAATGGGCGTATGTATCCAGCGTCAACTC